CTGTGTAATGTCCGGGCCGATCTTACTTATCAACAAGGAATCGACCGTTTCTGGAGTCGCAAAACCCGATATGACTTCTACTGGCCCGCTCTCGCCCACCTCGGCGAACAGGCCATTCTTAATCAGGAAATTTTGTGGCAATCGCCCACTATTCCCGGAGTACCCAATGACCAAAACACCATGGCTTTCGGATATCAGGAACGCTTTGCCGAATACCGTTACAAACCCTCCCGCATCACCGGAGTTTTCAATTCCATCGCTACAGATTCCCTCGACGTCTGGCACCTCGGAACAGAATTCTCTGCTCTGCCCGCCCTGAATCAGTTGTTCATCGAGGACAATCCGCCAGTGCAGCGCATTGTCGCTGTCACTACCGAACCTCACTTCCTGCTGGATGTCTGGTTCGACCTGAAATGCGACCGCCCGATGCCGGTTTATTCCGTGCCCGGGATGATGGATCACTTCTGAGGGCGCCCCCATGGGATTTTTCAAGAAGCTCATCAAAGGTGCCGGCAAGGTCATCAAAAAGGTGGCCAAACCGATTTACAACGTCGCGGCTCCGTTCATCACAAAGGCGACCGGTATCCCTCTCCCCCCCTTGGGGGGGAGTTCGTCCGGTGGGTGGTTATCCACCCTAGCCGGCGGGGCGGGGGGTCTACTCAAAGAAAATGCAGGGTCGATAATCTCGGCCCTTGCAGATCAAAATGCGGTGAATTCCGCTAACCAAGCGTCGGCTAAATCCGTCGCTGAACAACAAGCGTTCCAAGAACGCATGTCCAATACCGCGCATCAGCGCGAAGTGGCTGACCTCAAAGCCGCTGGCTTAAATCCGATCCTCTCTGCCAATACAGGCGCATCAACGCCGACCGGCGCTAACTATGACGCACAAGCGGCAACGCCAGGGCGAAGCTACCAAGAAGCCGCAACGGCTCGAACACAACGCAAGTACAATCAGCAGCTGGTCGCCACAGCCGCTGAACAAGCGCGTAACCTCGTTCAACAAACAAAAACAAGCTCCGCTGTCGAGGCTCAAACACACGCGCAAACCAACTACCAAAAAGGGCTGACGCAACAGCTCGATCTTATTAACGAGCGCATCAAGTCGGAAACACTGGCTAATGTCGAAGGCGCTACGCGCACACGGCTGGAAGGCTTATTGGCCGATCAGCGCAGACGCACGGAAGCGTGGAACACTGAAAGCGCACGCGCTGATTCGTCGCATAAACAGTGGACCGCAAAAGGGCAGACGGCCCTTAACCCAGCGGTCAACTGGCTCACAAAAAAAATCAATGATCTGCTCACGGAAGGCACCCGCGCTATAGACTCTGGCGCGGCATCTGATACAGCGAAATCTTTGTTCCGCAAGGGCAATATCTACCCTCACCAACTGCAAAAACCCCAACGCTAAAGGAACCTAAAACATGCAACCGCACATTCGCTCTCCCTATGATCGCCTCCGTGTCCAACAGGAACCCGGTGGCCCTTCCCTCACAGAACAGCATCACATCGCCAACGTCGATATCAATAATGTGGTGCGCAAATACATGATCTCGGGCGAACTCGCCCCACCACGCGCACCCGCAACCTATGCCGACGTAACCGCCTTTCAGGCGGATCTGGCATCCCGCTATCGCTTCGCGCAAGATGTCTTGGACAACGCGAACGCAGCAAGACCGGCTGTCGTAGCAGCCCGGAAAGCGGCCAAAGAGGCCGCAAAAAACCCACCACCAACTCCTCCTGCAAGCTAGGGGGATCCGGGGTCACTCCCCGGACCGGTGGGTTGAAAAGGGGGGCCGGTGTGCCCCCCTTTTTTGTCCACGCGGCGCAGCCGGGTGGGCAACTTCATTCCCGCTTAGGGGGGGCTTTATGCCCCCCCCTTTTTAAGAGCGGCACAAAGGGGCTTCCCAACTATCCAAATCCCTGCTACCCTGCCCCCATGCGTTTCTGGACTTGATTCAGAAACGCAATACTGACACCACACCCGAAACCGTTCAAAAGAGGCGAAAACCATGTCCAAGCGCAGCCGAATCTCTAACCGTGGCTTCTCCCGCTCTGCGTCAAAAGTACACAAAACAAACCGCTACATTCCCGTGCGCGGCGGCATCCGACTCTGAACCAGTGGGGTGTCTCAATCCCGTCGAAGGCTGGCGGAGCCGCCAGCCCAACGACAATGGAAAGTACCCTGTCACATTCAGCCGGGCGACCGCTGACGTGGAACAGGAACTTTCCCTACCCTGTGGTAAATGTCCCGGCTGTCGCAAAGACAAAGCCGAGGCTTGGGGGCTACGCTGTGTCCATGAAGCTACGCAACACAACCGCAACTGCTTTCTTACACTGACCTACGCTGACCCATGCCCACCAACGCTATCCAAACCAGACTTGCAAAAATTCTTCAAACGGCTTCGCAAAGCCGACTACTCAATCCGCTATTTCGCCTGTGGCGAATACGGTACCCGGACCAAGCGCCCCCACTACCACGCCATCATATTCGGCGAGGATTTCCGCCAAGATTCCATCTCCACAGGGAACCGGACCTACACATCGCCGAAAGTCCAACAGATTTGGGGCTTCGGCTCGATACAGATTGCACCCGCTGACCCTGACACATGCTTTTACACAAGCGGATATATCCTGAAGGCAGACGGTGAAGATGACTCTTTTCACGTTCAATCAACACGCCCGTACATCGGGGCCGGCTGGCTGGAAAAATATAATGACGATATCGCCCGCAATGGATTCATCACGCTGAACGGAGTGAAGCACACACCGCCCGCGTCCTACTTGCGCCGGGCGGAATACGCCTTAGAATTCGATTACATCAAAACCATGAGGAGCGCCTATGTCAAAAACATGCCTATAGACGAAGTCGTAACCCGGCGCGAACGCGCCCGAGGAAAAGAAATCAACATCTTGGCAAAAGCCAAACTTCGCGGGAACACAATATGAAAATCGTTGCACAACTCATGCGCGGAGCCGATGGCTACCGCAGTAAACCGTTCGAATGCGACCGCGCTGATCTTGCTAACAGGCTGATCAGCATGGTTCACGAGTCCAATGTCACCCGAGTAGATTACGTGATCGTGATCGGTCAATACGACGATCAGGGCGGCATGGAATGGGCTTCCTGCCCGGTGTATTCAATTGAAGGCTTTATTTCCCATTTCGCACAACAAGAGGCTCGCAATCATGGCTGAGAAATATTTCCAGCAACCGTCCGTAATGTCATCGCAGCAACACTTTTCAAGTGTTCCAGGCGCAGACATCGAGCGATCTCGCTTTGATCGTTCCCATGCTCACAAGACGACCTTCGACGAAGGCTATCTGGTACCGATTTACGTCGATGAAGTGCTGCCTGGCGATACGTTCACGTTGAACGAAACCTCATTTGCACGACTCGCCACGCCACTCCGTCCGATCATGGACAACCTCTATTACGAGACGTTTTACTTCTTCGTCCCGTACCGTCTCTTGTGGGACAACTGGCAAAAATTCATGGGCGAGCGCACCACGCCCGGTGAGGACAATACCGGGCTTACTGTTCCACAGGTAAATTTGAACACCGATGCTACCGGAACCAAGCTCTATCAATATTTCGGTCTGCCATATACCGCAACTGCGGTCACCACTGCCGAACTTCAAGTTTCGGCATTGCCGTTCCGCGCGTATAACCTGATTTATAACGAGTGGTTCCGCGATCAGAATCTCGCGAACCCGATCAATCAAAACACCCATGACGGCCCGGATCCGACCGGGCATTACGCGCTGAAGCGCCGCGGCAAGCGTCACGATTACTTCACGTCCGCGCTGCCTTGGCCACAAAAAGGCGACGCCGTCATGATCCCTGTCGGAGCTGTAACAGGTCTGTCCGTAATGACACCGGACCTTGAGGCCGCTTACGAAAATGTTGACGGTATACCCGATGACGTTCGCTGGCTCCAAACCGGTTACGCGGTCGATCTGGCTGAAGCGACCGGCGCAACCATCAATGATCTCCGTTCTGCCGTTCAAATCCAGAAGCTGCTGGAACGCGACGCACGCGGCGGCACGCGCTACATTGAAATCATCCTGTCTCACTTCGGAGTCCATTCCGATGATGCACGCCTTCAGCGTCCCGAGTATCTTGGCGGTGGTTCTAACCGTATCTCTGTCAATCCGGTGGCTTCTACATTCCGCAACACGGAAGTCCCGCAAGGCGATCTTGCCGGGGTTGGTACCGTGGTTGGACGCGGTGGCTTCCATAAGTCTTTCACTGAACATGGCGTTATCATCGGGCTGTGTAATGTCCGGGCCGATCTTACTTATCAACAAGGAATCGACCGTTTCTGGAGTCGCAAAACCCGATATGACTTCTACTGGCCCGCTCTCGCCCACCTCGGCGAACAGGCCATTCTTA